TCTCTCTCCTGTCTGCTTGCTGTCTACACACATTAAGATAGCAATGTGCTAGCACTTTACAAGTACCAGATATAATATTTTTTACACCGGCAAGCTGTAGAGACAAAAATAAATGCAAAATCAACGTGTTGTGCTCTTCGTTAGAATTGATGAGCACTTAAAAAACAACATCGAAGCAGACGCGAAGGCGAACGCCAGATCCGTCACGAAGCACGTCGAGCACATCCTAAAACAAAACTTTGAGGTAGAAGAGAATGGCACGAACGCCGAGCCAGCGGGGCCGCTACGCAAGACAGCGTGGCAGCGGCTTTGAGTTGGAAATTTCACACCAGTTGTTCGACGAGCTGGGCATCCAGTTTCGCCGAAATCTTGAGCAAGTGCGCACCGCCTGGCTTGGGGATTTACTGCCCGACAGCAACGACTTTCCGTTCAGCCTGGAGCTCAAGCGGCGCATCAAGGGCGTCGGCATTCCCTCCGGCGCTTGGCAGCAAGCCGTGCAGGCGTCCAACGTCGACGCCGGCCTCTACCCGGCAGTCATCTACAGATACGACCACAGGAAGCCCCGCTGCGTCGTCGGCTTTGGCGCCATTGTGGAAAGCGAGACTGGCCAGCGCGTCGCAAACCATCACGACAAGGCAGACATCAGCTTCCCGCGCTTCTGCAAGCTGACCCGGGAAATCATGGCATGGAGGGCAGAGAATGAACCAAGAAATCAACGAGACGCTGAGCCTGATCAGGCACAACCTGGAGATACTCAAGGTGGATCTGAAGCGGGAGCCGGCGCGGTTGACCTGCAGTCAGCGCGCGGAAAACTGTTTGGCGCTCTTAGAAATCATGGAACGTCAGATGATTGAGGCAATGCAATGAAACCGGGCATATACAACGACATTACAAACGCAGATTATCACTCCACGTCAGCTATTAACGCGTCATTCTTAAAGTCGTGGATAATGAAAACGCCGCTGCACGCCACCAACGCAAAGGGCGGCATAAGCCAAATCGTCGCCGACATGGGCACCGCCATTCACAGCGAGGCGCTGGAGCCGGAGTTGGACAACGTCGTGTGCTCCGAGGAAAAGTCACGCGCCACGAAAGCCTTCAAGGAGCACTACGAGCTGTGCAAGGCGCAAGGCAAGGTGCTCCTGCCCCGCAAGGATTACGACAACGTCAAGAACGCCGTGCTGGGCATGCTGACGGATGACGGCAAAATAGTTGGCGGCCTGATGAACGACGCACATTGCGGCAAGCTCCTCAAGCAGCCCGACAAAATATGCGAGGCGTCAATTTTCGTGGAGCACCCAAGCACGGGCCTCACGCTCAAGTGCCGCCCGGATATATTCAGCCCAAAACTAGGCGTCATGGGAGACGTGAAAAGCGCGCAGGACGCCAGCCCCAGAGGCTTCGGCAAGGCCATCTTTCGCCTGGGCTATCACTTGCAAGCGGCGCACTACCTGCTGTGCGCCAAACTAATAGGCTGGGAAGTCAAGCACTGGGGCTTCCTGGCTGTCGAGAAGGAGGCGCCCTACCCGGCGCATTTCCACACGCTCGGCGAGGAGGCGCTGGAGTATTCCACGCGCGTTATTGAGGCGACGCTGCGCGAAGTGGCCGAGGCTCGGGAAACCAAAAAGTATGACACCCGCTGGGGGCCATACTCAGTGCATCACCTACCAGAATACATGGCAAACGAAGAGGAATAAGCTATGGACTACAGATTGGAAAACGTCGACGCCCTTTGGCCGAAAATCGACAAACCCTACAAATTTGACGCCGCGCAAAACCGCAGCGTGCCCGCCGACGTCACAGACCCGGACGCGCGCTACGAGCTGCATATCGTCGTGTCGCAGGAAAAGGCGACTGAGCTGGCAAAAAAAATGCGCGAAGCATTCAACGGCAACGACAAAACCAAGGATAAAACTTGGGCCGTCAACTCCCTGGCAGACATACCAGGCTTCAAGGAGGACGAGGGCGTGTGGCGCGTGAAGCTGCAGAAGAAAACTTACGCAGATGCAACAAGTAAGCCGCGACAGTTCATGCAAGACGGCACGCCAGCCGCGGCAGATTTCCAGCTCACCACCGGCAGTAAAATACACGTCATGATACGCATCGCGCCGTGGGCCTACGCCGGCAAGACTGGCGTCACGCTGCGCCCGGAAGGCGTCATGGTCGTAGAGCTCGCGGAACGCAAAGATCCGCCGGCGGAGAGCATGTTCGGCGACCTCACGCCAGGCGGCAACCCATTCGCCGACGTCGTCAGCGCAACGCCAGCCGCAAGCCCAGCCCCGGCGCAGCCCAAGGCTGAAGACGTCAACCCATTCGGATTGCCACAAGACAAGCCAAGCACGGCCGCCGGCATACCGGATGACGAAATTCCATTTTAAGCTGAGGAGAGACAGCAATGGCAAACATAGACATCAGCAAAATAAAGCACACGAAGCTGGCTGACACAAAGACGCTCATCACGGTGAGCCTGGCAAAGCAACTGTGGGAAAACAACGCCTCCAACCGCAAGTTTCGCGCGAACCACGCCGAGCATATCGCCCGGCAAATGAAGCTGGGGCGCTACGAGGTAAGCCCAGACCCCATCGTGATCACAGACAAAGGCAGGCTCGTAAACGGCCAGCACCGCATGTGGTCGATCGTCAACACAAAGATTGCGTGCGAGTTCGACGTCAAAGTCATACCCGACGAGGATTTCGACAAAGTCTTCGCGATACTCGATCAAGCCGCCACGCGATCCAACGCAGACGTGCTGAAGCTCAACAGCAAAGTCATAACGCCAATCAGCTACCTGCTGCGCTCCTGCGGGGTGAGTAAAGTCACGCCAGAGGATCTGCGCCCGTTTGTCGACAGCGACATGGGCAGGATTATGGAGCGCCTAAACAGCAAGAAGCTGAACGGCAAAATATGGCGGCACACATGCTTTAAGGCGGCGGTCGCTGTCTGCATCCTGTCTGGCCGCGTTGACGAGGAGAGGATCTTCGCGACGCTGGAGCACGTCAGCGGCTCAGCCATAACGGAGTGGCCGCATATCTTTGGGCAGCTCTACGTGCAGCTCACGGACGCCACGAAGCCACTCTATCAAAGCGGGCGCAGCCTCAGCAACGACTGGTTTATGCGCAGCGTGTTTGCACTCACGCACATGGAGGGCCGCACGAAAACAATCCGCATCAAAAAGCCATTCGCGCATGACGTGGAAACGACCGTGCTGTCAGTGATGCACTCCATCAACGCGAGCTTCCTAGAGTAATGCCTGATTTTCCCAAGCCATATTGGGCGGAGTGGGCAAGCCGCATCATAGAGCGGTACGACCTGCGGGAGGGGCCAAAGGGCGAGCATCACGGCGCCTGCCCCCACTGCGGGCACAACGACTGGCCAAGCACACGCTTCTGGATAAACGAAAAAGACGGCCTCGTGAAATTCAACTGCAGGCAATGCAACGACTTTCAAAGCATCGTGGCCGTCATGGAAAGCGACGGGGTGTGGCCAGTGATGGCCGCAGCCAAAACAGTAAACCTAAGCGTGACGGCCTCCGACTTTAACAACGTCGTGCCAATGGCGGCGCAGAGCAAGAGAGAGGCGCAGGCAGTGACGTTCGACCCCTACACGCCGTATCACGAGCGCAAAGGCGTAAAGCTCACTGGCGCGGTGCTGGAAGGCTCTGACGTCGTCGTGCCACTGTTTAACACGCAACGCCAGCAAGTCGGCCAGCAACGCATCAGCCCGGCGGGAGATAAACGCTTCAACCAAGGGCTGAATAAAGAGGGCGGCGTGTTCGGCGTCGTCGGCACGTTCAACCCAGATAACCCAGGCACAGTCTGGATCGCCGAGGGCTGGGCCACCAGCGTCAGCGTCCACATGGCAATCGACGAGCAAGAGCCAGTCGTCTTCGCGCTGGACAAAAACAACATCCAAACAGTCGTCGACGCCCTGACCTTACAATGGCCAGATATAAACCTACGCATCGCCGCAGACAACGACGCCAACCAAGGCGGGCAGGAAGCGGCGCAAAAAACAGGACTGCCCTGGAGCGCGCCCGCACTGCCCGACACAGATTGGAACGACGTGCACGCCACGCTGGGGCTCTCCGCAGTCAAGCAAGGGCTGCAAAGGCTCAACCAACCGGAAAGCCTCCTAGACGAGCTCGTGTGGATCTCAGACGCCAAGCCAATGCTCCAGTCAAACTACCTCGTCAAAGGGTGGCTGGGGCGCCAGCAAATGGCCGTCCTCTACGGGCAAAGCAATACCGGCAAGTCATTCCTCATGCTGGATATGGCCTACCACGTCGCCGCAGGACGCGATTGGCACGGCAATAAGGTCAGCCAAGGCGTCGTGCTCTACCTCGCGGCGGAGGGCGGGCACGGCTACCTCAACAGGGCGAGGGTCATCGCCGACCACTACGGCGACACAAGCGTGCCACTCGCCATCAGGCCGTGCCCAGTCAACCTGCTAGACCCGGAAGCGGATCTGCCAAAGCTCCAGCAACTGATTGACCTCGTAAAAGACAAATACGGCAAAATAGAGCTCATCGTCGTGGACACGCTCAGCAGAGCCCTGGCAGGCGGTAACGAAAACGGCCCGGAAGACATGACGGCGTACATCAGCAACGCCGACACGCTCAGAGATCACGCCCAGGCGACAGTCGCAACCGTGCACCACTCCGGCAAGGCAGACAACGGAGCGCGAGGCCACAGCTCACTCAGGGCAGCCACGGATACAGAAATAGAGCTGACGGTGGACGAGGAGGCAAGCATACGCTTCGCGAAAGCCACCAAGCAAAGAGACATCGAAAGCGGCAAGGAGTTCGCGTTCGAGCTGACCGCAGTAGAGCTGGGATGCGACGAGGATGGCGACCCAGTCACGAGCTGCTACATCAGCCCGGCAGATGATGAACGCGTGAGTGAAGCGACAACCAAGCTCAGTAAGAATGAGCACCTCCTCACGCAGTGCTTCACGCAGCTCTGGAGCGAACACGTCGGCAAGCCAAACCCAGGCGGCGCGGGGTGGCCGGAAAGCGGCACGCGGTGGGCCGTCGATGAGGATGATTTGCGGCAGCACTTCTACGGGAAAACGTCGGCAGCCAACAAGCGCCAGGCGTACATCAGGGCGGCGGAGGGGCTCATCGACAAGGGCGAAATGGCTAAAAATGAGGGGTTTTTCTGGCTGGTACGCCCCAAGCACAAATTGTGACGAGCGTACCAGCAGCGTACCAAAAGGGGGAAAACTTATGTTATTGAAAAGGTTATATAAAATAAAGCTACTGGTACGCTTTGGTACGCTTTGGTACGGCAAATGGTACGGGGCAAGGCTAGGCGTACCATACGTACCACACTCCTATAGGAGTGGTACGGTGGTACGGCTTGCTAGGTGGTACACCCTGAGAGGCTCTCGTAATGCGCTGGGCTGAGGTGGAAGAGAAAAGATGGAAAGCTCCAGATTATTCTGAATTGAAGGAAAAAGATTTCAACCGCATGCTGGAGGAAATCAACGACCTGGTTGAATTGGAATCCGTCGCCAATCGCAGGAAGCATCTCAACGCGCCGCAGTTGACGGAATGGAACGCATGGCAGCGCGCCGCAATACTCCGGCGAAAGTATGAGCTCAGCCATGAATGAGGAAACGCTCCGGCGGCGCATGATGGAGTTCGAGCGCAAACGAGCGAGGCTGGGGTTCAGCACAATGCTGCCGGATGACAAACGCAAACGCATCTGGCGAGAGCCGCTCACAAAGAATGAGCTGCACGTCGTGACGTTCATGCGAGAGCACGGCACAATCTCGGCGGAGGATCTCGCCGGGGCAATGGATGAAGAGCTGCAAGAAATGCGCAGGGTGCTGCTGAGGCTTATCGACAGGCAATACGTCAAGGTCGTCAGCCAGCGCGGCTACGCGAAATACAGAGCGAGGACAAAGGATGAGCTACAAGATGATCTTGAATAAGGCGGAGGCTATACTGGCAGAACGCGAGGAGAGCTACGGAGACGCGCGAGAAATGCATGAAAGCATTTGCCGGAGGTGGACAGGCGTGCTGAAGGAAAAGCTCGCTCCTGGGGCTTCTCTGACGGCCTACGACGTGGCGAGGATGATGGCTGAGCTGAAGGCGGCGCGCGTGGACGACAACGGGTTTCACGAGGATAGCATCATCGACCAGATCAACTACCTGGTCATCGCGTATCGACTGGCCGGCGAGGATGCACAGCTTTTTGATTGGGATGAGGGAATGGAGTAAGGTGGAGTTGCATAGGTTGCTCTATGTTTGCCAATCTAGCTGCGGTTTTCCTCCCTGTGACCGTGGCACAAACTGGCGGCGCTGCGTCTCTCTCCATCACGTCAGCGTCGCCTCTTTTGGTGACGTGAAGCACTGGCGACGAGCTCGCGTGGGCGCGCGAGCAACGGCCTCGCCCTGCCCTCTTGCTGGGCCTCGACGCACAACATGTTGTGGTTTGCGCTGGGCGCATAGATCGGCGAAAAGCCAAGCCACTGATAACGCTACAGAAAAGCAATCATTTAACATAATAAAGTTTATGCGACACGGGTTTAGCCATGCGCTCAGCGCAAAATACCCCCCCCGTCAACGCCACGCCGGGGGGTGGTGCTTGTGCAACCCCACACACAGTCTCGCTTCAAATTTTGCTCCCCTGGCGGCCTTTATCGTACACTTAGCATAACGGAGAAAAACTATGGCAGGACGACCGAAACGCAAGGCTGCGCTTGACGCTATTGAGAAGCGCGGCGGCGTGGATTACTTGACTGAATATCTTTTGTCGGGCGGCACGGTGACGCAGCTTGCTGGCGAGCTTGGTTTGCACCGTGGTTATTTGCATCGTTTGCTGAAGGAGAGCTCGGAGTTGAGCTCTGCGTTGGAGGCTGCGCGTGAGGACGCCGCTGAGGCGCATGCTGAGGCTGGCTTTGAGATTATGCGTCGTTTGCGTGCTGAGCGTAAGGTTGAGCGTGAGACGGCGAAGGCTGGCACTCGCGCGGCTGAGTTAAACTCGTTGGACGTGAGTATTGCGAAGGAGGAGGCTGCGCAGCATCGTTTTATTGCTGAGGCTTGGAACCAGCGTCGGTATGGCGGTGGTAAGAACCAGACGCACGTGACGGTCAACTTGGGCGACATGCATTTGGATGCGTTGAAGAAGATGAAGACTGTGCGCGGCTCTGAGCCTAGGGTGATTGATCATGACGACGGCTGAGCAGCGCACGCAGCGCACCTTTATGGATGAGTTTACGGAGGCGTATTACGGCGATCCGGTGCGTTTTGTGCGTGAGATGTTGGGCGCTGAGCCTTACCCGTA